ATCAGCGATCAGTTCGTGGACCTGACCAACCAGGCGGTGGACATGGTCGTCGAGATGGCCTGCCACGCCGAAAGCGCGATCCACGCCGAGATGGAGGGCTGATCATGGCTGCGATCATGGACATCGAAAACGCCGAGCGCAGCGTCGAGCGCCTCAGCGAGATGCGCCACGCCGCCTACGACAAGATAGAGGCGATCCTGCGCGCGGTCGCCAAGGAGGTCGAGGAGATCAACGCGCAACACTACCGCTGCGCCGCCATCTCCGATAGCGAGTTGCGCGGCGTCCTCTACGACGCCGAGATCCTCGTCGAGCGGCTCACCGACCCCACGGCGCGCTTCATCCGCGACGACACGACGCCGCCCGAGCCCTTCGACGGCGACTATCCCGACTGGCTGCGAGGTGACCGATGAGCCCCCTCTGGATCAACGCCCTCATGGGCCTCGTCCTGGCCGCGATCATGGTGCTGGCATGAAGCCGCTCCCCGCCGCCCCCGCGATCCCGCAGACGCCCGGCGTCCTGCGCGCTCGCATCCAGTTGCGGGTCGAGCTGGCCCGCGACCTCAACCCCGAGACGCTTGACTACCTGCTGGCGCATCAACGGATCGCGGAGCTGGAGCGCGAGCTTGCCAAGCTGGAGGGCCGCCGATGACCAGCGAGAAGCGCAGGCTGTTGCGCGTCTACCGCAGCATGATCAAGCGCGCGGCCCACGCCCCGCGCGGCAAGAAGCAGTCCCGCCTCGCGGCTCTGCGCGGCTGGGTCCACAGGCAGATGAAGAAAGAGGTCACCAATGATCGCTGAGGGCATCCACAACGACGTCTCGTTCGAGGCGTACCTGAGCGCCGAGGCCTTCGCGGCCCCGGCGGTCAGCGGCAGCGACCTCGTCGCCTACGAGACCGAATGCCCGGCCCATGCACACGCCTTCTGGCGCGGAAATCCGGCCAGGGTGCACCGCGAGCCAAGCGCGTCGATGGCGCTGGGGACCGCCGCGCACGCGTATATCTTGGAGGGCGCCGAGGCCTTCCACCAGCGGTTTGCGGTCAAGCCGGACGGCCTGTCCTTCGCGACCCGCGAGGGCAAGGCGTGGCGCGAGGCGCAGGGCGACCGACAGATCGTCAGCTTCACCGACCACATGCGGATCGTCGGCATACGCGATGGGCTGATGAAGAACGCCGACGCCCGGCGCCTGCTGGAGGCCGGCGGTCGCGCCGAGGTCACGATGGTCGCCCGCGACGAGGAGACCGGGCTCACGTTGCTGTGCCGCCCCGACCTCTACATCGCACGCGCCGGGCTGGCGGTGAACCTCAAGACCACCGCATCGCCCGCGCCGAACTCCTGGCGCAAAACCGCCGCCAATCTCAGATACGACCTCGGGGACGCGATGTACCGGCTGGTCGCCGGCATCCTCGGCATCGAGCGCCCGACCCATGCGTTCATGGTGGTCGGCAACGACGAGCCCTTCATCGGCTACGTCGCGGCCCTGTCCGCCGACGCCGCGAGCGCCGCCGACCAGCAGCTGCGCCAGATCCTGCGCCGCTTCGCGAAAAGCGTTGCGGATGATAGCTGGCCGGGTTACACCAGGGGTGTAGTCGAAATCGGCCTTCCGCAGTGGGCCGCCAACGAGATCGCAACCAGCATTCAGAAGGGATACGCGCAATGACCAACGAGATCGCCACCAACGTCGTGAACCTGCCCGCCGCCGTGTCGGACTACGATCCGCTCGCGCCCGCGCACTTCGAGCATTCGCAGCGCGTCGCGAAGATGTTCGCCGCCAGCGAACTCGTCCCGCCGCACCTGCGCGGCAAGATGGCCGACTGCCTCATCGCCTACGCGATCGCCAAGCGCACGCGCGAGGAGCCGCTGGTCGTCCTGCAGAACATCTACTTCGTCTCCGGGCGCGCGGGCTGGTCGGCCACGTACATGATCGCCAAGGCCAACCGCTCGGGCGTGTTCGCGCGTCGCATCAACTGGCACGTCGTTGGCGAGGGCAAGAACCTGCGCGTCACCGCCTTCGCCACGCTGGCCGACAGCGGCGAGCCGGTCGAGGCCACCGCGTCGATGGCGATGGCCGAGGCCGAGGGCTGGACGAAGAACCCGAAGTACCGGACGATGCCCGACCAGATGCTGCGCTATCGCAGCGCCACGATGCTTATCCGCCTCTTCGCACCCGAGGTGATGATGGGCCTGCCGGTCGCGGAGGAGATCGACGTCGTCCAGGCGCGCGGCCCGTCCGGCGCCATCGACATCACCCCTCCCTCCACCCCCCTCGCCGCCGTGAGCGCCGCGATGGACGCCCTCCTCGATGCCACCGAACAAGAGGCCGACAACATCGCGCCGGCCGTGTCGGATGCGGTTCCCCCCTCCCCCGCAGCCTCCTCACCAGAGGCCCCGACCGGCGCAGCCCTCACACCCGAGCTGGCCGAGCGCGCCCGCGCCATCGTCGCGGCGATCCGCAAGGCGCAGAGCGTCAAGGACATCGACAAGATCATGCTGGCCCAGCGCGGCAACCTCGACGACATCAGCGCCGCGTCGCCCGACGCGCATGAGCGCATCATGGAGGAGAGCCGCCGCCGGGTGGCCGAGGTGGCGGGATGACCGAGGAACAGGAGCGCCGCGTCCAAGCAAGCAGGGATGCGCTGGCTTGGATGGAGGAGGACCGGCGGTGGCAGGGAACGGCGGTCTACTGGTTCGCCTTCGCCTTGCTCGGCGTCGTGACGGGCGCGGTGGTGATCGTGTTGGCGGGGCTGCGGTGACCGACCGCCAACTCTCTGAACTGGACGTCTCTGAGCTCGACTTGGTGGTGCGTCGCTGCGACGAGATCCTGCAGCTGCTCTCTGGCTTGCGCGCGCAGCTCGGCGATCATCAGGCCTCCGAGGCAATGCGGCGCGCCCGGCGCCGGACCGTCGTCGAGAAGAAGCCGGCGCCGGTCGCGGTCATGATTTCTGGGATCGGCGCTGCGGTGAGGTTCCTGCGCGAACGCGGCGCGATCGTGTGGCAATTCGATGACGGCAGATATGCGGTAAACGGCCGCGAGGTTCAGCCGATGCACATCCTCAATATGGCGAACGCGAAGCGCGTGCGGGCCGGCATGCCGTTGTTCGAGCTCGAGTACTCAGCATGACCCCGCTGCGCGTCCTCGTGGCTTGCGAGTACAGCGGAGTCGTGCGCCGCGCGTTCCTTGCGCGCGGTTGCGACGCCTGGTCATGCGACCTGCTGCCGAGCGAGGACGGCAGCAACCGCCACATCCGTGGCGACGCGCGCGACCTGCTGCATGACGGCTGGGATCTGCTGATGGTCGCGCATCCGCCATGCACCCGCCTGTGCAACAGCGGCGTCAGGTGGTTGCACACGCCGCCGGTCGGCAAGACCGCCGAGCAGATGGAGCGCGAGCTGCGCGAGGGCGCGGCGTTGTTCAGCGCGTTCTGGAACGCGCCGATCCCGCGCGTCGCGGTCGAGAACCCGGTGATGCACGGACATGCCAAGCGGCTGATCGAGAACTACGCGGAGCCGGCGCAGTCGGTGCAGCCGTGGCAGTTTGGTCACGGCGAGACGAAGCGCACTTGCTTGTGGCTGCGTGGCCTGCCGCCGCTGCGCCCGACGAACGTCGTCGAGGGCCGCGAGCAGCGCGTCCACCGGATGCCGCCAAGCCCGACGCGCTGGAAGGAACGCTCGCGCTTCTATCCCGGCATCGCCGCGGCGATGGCCGAGCAATGGACCGAGCATGCGTGGAGGTCGGCAGCATGACCCCCGCCGAGACCGCCCGCCGCGCGTTCCGCGCGCTGTACCTGTACCCGCCCGATCCCGAGTGCCCGGTCGATCAGCATCGGCTGGCGTTCTTGGTCCGGGTGGTCAACGCAATCGAGGCCGCCGGGATGGCGGTCGTGGAAATGGAGGATGGGCGATGAGCGAAGACATGATGCCCAAGCGGTGGTCCGCCGACTACGACGGCTACATGGTGGAAAGGGATGAAGGCGATTATGTCGAGGCTGAGGATGTCGAGCCTCTGGTCGCCGAGATCGAGCGCCTCCGCGCCGAGGTGGAGGAACAGGCCCGCCTTCTGGGCATGAGCGGGGAGCGGGAGGCGAAGCTGCGCGCGCGCGTCGAGGGGCTGGAGGCGGCTCTGCGCTACATGCTGTCTGGCTGGCGATACATCCGAGAAACATACGGTGATCTGTATGGCGTCGGATGGAACCGGGCCGAGGAAAAGGCTCGCGCCGCGCTGGAGGCCAAGCCATGAGCCTCCACACCATAGCCGCCGTCGTCGCGGTCACGAGCTACGTCGCCCTGTGGGCCATCACGATTACGATGGCGCTGCCATGACGCTCTTCACCGCCAGCGGTAGCCTGCCGCGCCATCAGTACGTTTCGGTCTACGGTGAATTCATCGGCTTCGGCGCCGACGAGTGGTTCCCGGCGGTCTGGTTCGGCCTGCACAGCCATCCTGGCCGCGCATGGGGCTGCACGGTGCTGCTTGAGTGCGGCGCGGTCTACCGAGACCTTCCACCCCACGCGCTGGCGTTCTGCAGCGACCCGGAGCCATGGACGGTCAAGGACGCGCAGGAATGGGACTGCTACGGCTCGCAGTTCTCGCTCCACACCTACGACTACCTCGACGGCCTCACCGCCATCGTGCGCGCGGCAGACGCCGAGCTGGGCGCGGAATACCTGTTCACGGCCATCCCTGTCGGGGACGCCTACACACACGCGCCGGCGCAGGCGAAGGAGTTCATGTTCTTGCGAACCGATGGCGGTCGCCTGACCATCCAGCCAACCAACCGCGTCCTGTTCCGCGACAAGTCCTTCACGACCGTGCCACGATGGCTGCCGCTGCGGCGGTCGGAGAGCGTCTACTCTTGCGAATAGCGACCGCGCGGCGTAAGCCGGTCGCATGATCTCGATCCGCCTAACCGACCCCTGCGCTTATTGTGGCCGCCCGCTGAAGGACGTCATGGCGCAGGGCTGCGGCTCGCTCGAAGCGCCGAAGAAGGACGTTGACCGGCTGTGCGATGTCCTGGCGTGGGTCAAGCGGCAGAAACGGTCTTGACGCCAAGCCGCGAATAGGGTTCTATCCCGGTCACGGCAAGAACGAGGAAGCCTCTCCGGCCCATGTTCTCGTCGAAGTTTCGGCCCTCGGGATGCCACTCCCGGGGGCTTTTTTTTCCGCTGCGCGTCAGCTCGCCATTCCCCTAGACTGCCGCCAAACTTCCTTGACGCGCCGCTCCCAGCCTTTTCCGAACGTGGGCCAAGTTGGCAAGCCGCGCAGAAACAGCAGCCTAAGCTCGCAAAACCGATCCACGATTTCTGTGGCCTCACCCTCTTTGATCGCCGCCATCGTCTTCGGGCCAATCACGCCATCGGGCCAGACGCCGATGGATTGCTGCAACAGCATGGCGGCGCGCCCCGGCCCGCTGTTGACGGCGCAATCGAAGACCGCGAGGTCCACGCCCGCCGGCAGTTCGTCGGCGCGCACAGCGTTCCAGTAGCGCTCGCGGTAGAGCGGCGCCACGAGCTCGGGCGTCAGCGCCCGCATCGCCGCCTCGTCGGCCGGCTGGTTCGTCCAGTTCTCCCAGACGCGTTGGGTGACGCCGAGGTTGGTGCGGCCACCAGGATCGGCCGGATGGTTGACGTAGCCGCCCTCGTGCTTGAGGACAGCGGCCAGCGCCGTCGGCCAGGTCGCCGCGCTCATTTCTGCCCGCCGGCCAGCAGCTGCGTCTTCTGCTGACTGCTTGAGGAGGAGCCGAAGTAGTAGGCGATCACCTGCTCGGCCTTGGCGCTGACGAACCCGATCAGCGTGCCGACAGTAGTCGCCATGAGCGGGTCTTTCATGCCGTCCACGAGACCGAGCAGAACGAGGAACACCGTCGCCATGAAGCCGGCCACCACCACGAACGCCAGCACCCGCGGCATCCAGTCTCGCACCTGCGCCTCGCGCCGGCGGGCGCTATCACGGTCGCTGGCTGCGATCTTTTCGAGGTCGATGTCGAGCTCGCGCATGCGCACGGCGAAGTCCTGGTCCGCCTGCTTGAGCTTGAGCAGCTGGTCCGGCGTCGCCGACGCCATCGCCTTGGCGACGTCCTTCTCGCTGCTGTCAGTCGGAAGTCCCAGCGCGCTGGCCACGGCCTGCATCGCCATGCCGCCCAAAGGGCCGCCAATGGCTGTCGCAAGGCTTGGCGCGACAGCACCTACAATCTTGAGGAGGTTCATTACTTTTTCTCCAGCAGCGTGATCCGCTTATCGAGTTCGGCCTTAATAGCGTTCATGTCGGTGCGAATAGATGCGCGCGCGGAGGCCGCATCGGCCGCCATGTCGAGCCTGCTCTTTTCGATTGCCGCCATGATGCGCTCCCGATCCAGCGTCATTGTGGCCCGCGCTAGAGCGGCATCGCGCTCAACGCGGTCGATCTTGTCGTTCAGCGCCTCGCGGATCTGCGCCATGTCGATCGTCGTGTCCTGCGGCGGGATTGCCTTGTTCTCGGCGTTAACCACGATTGCGATTCGGCCCTTCAAAACGATCAGCTCGTTGTGTGCGTTGCTGAGCGAGGTCATCAGATAGACCACGCAAGAGAACAGGATCGGCACAGCCGCGAAGACAACCTTCTCCACTAGCGCGCTCTTGGAAGCCGAGGCTGCCATAGCTTCGCTCATTGCAGCCTGCTTCTCTTCTGACGTCGCCATGTCAGCTTCTCTTGTTCCAGAGGTCAAAGAGCGCTTTGACCCTTTCCTCGATGACGAGCACGCGCTGGTCAAGCTTAGCCAAGACGATGACCAGCGTGATAAATCCGATGGCTAGCGGCCAGGGCTTGAGGACGGCCTCCAAGGCTTCCATCGCTCATTCCGGCTTCCTGCGCAAACGCATCACGATGTGCTGCACCGTCCTGCTTTCATAGATGCGAATGCCGGTCCACACGATGGTGAAGATGGCGGCCACGGCGGGAAGCCAGCCCGCCACGGTAGCCACCGCCGTGCCTAGGGAAATTGCGTCAACGGCCTGCTTCGCCGATTCGTTCATGACGCTCACCACGGGAGCGGGGGCTTGGTAACGGCAGGAGCGGCCAACTCGGCAAGCTGCGCGGCGACGCTGCTCTCGTGCTTGACGACCTCGTCGGCACCCATCTGCGCCTTGACCCAGCCCACCACAGTGTCCTTGGTGAGAGCGTCATACTGCGTAAACGGGCCACCTTCGTAGGGGACGCCAATGGAGCCATACACCGACGCCGTGTTGGTGCCGTCGCTTCCCTTGCAACGCCAATGAACGGTGCTGACCACGCCATCCTTGCCGTGCTTGTTAATGCACTCCAAGGCGGCGATGTTCCACACGATGTCAGCCATTGTCGGTCTCCTTCATTTGGTCCTGCGCCTGCTGCCTGCGCTTGGAGATGAGGTCCGCCACTTGCCCATACGGGAGACTGGCGAGAGCGTTCAGAACGAGGTTGGTTTCGGGGATGGTAAGGTCAAACTTCATGTCACTCCTTACGGCCCAGCATCACGCCACGAGCCTCCGCTGTAGAAGTAGAGCTTGTTGTTGGTGCTGTCGATGACGAGCGGCGCAAGCCCCGTGATTGACGTTGGCACTCCCGTTGGAGTACCGGCGCAAGTGGGGATGTAGAGGAAGCCGTCCGTGGCCGTAGTCGCCAGCGCAGCGGTGCCAATACGGACGTTGCCGCTGCTGTCGATCCGCATGCGCTCGCCGCCCGAGACGCCGTAGGTGTTCGTGGCAAACGCGATGTAGCTATTTGAAGACGATGCCCCGGCAGTAGTGACAAACTTCACATTGGCGCGGGAGTTGTCTGCTGGATCATTGGATGCCCACACGCCAATCGCATTGGAGGTGGCATCGTTGCGCGCAGGCGCAGCAACAGAAATATTTCCGTTAGTCGTCAGAATGGCGTCCGAAACTGGCGTCGATGTCGCGACACCAACCCTGCCAACGCTGTCGATCCGCATGCGCTCGGCGGAGTTGGTTGAAAAAACCAGAGGCGCATTTCGTGCTTGTTTGACTTCCGCATAGTTGGTTCTGAAATCAAGTCGCCCGTTCTCCACATCGGAGTTATCGGAAAACAGCAAAACACCAATGCCGTCCGAACGCCCGCGAATGTTTTGGGCAATAGAATTGCCTGAGTTTGCAAGAATTGTCAGCGGAACAGCGGCTGTTGGCGACGACGTCCCGATGCCGACGTTCCCGCTAGCGTCGATCCGCATGCGCTCGGTGCCTCCGGTGGAAGCAGCGAGGGTGTCGGCAGCGGGGAACCAAATGCCGGTGTTGGTGTCTCCGGTGGTCGTCAGCGCTGGCGCTCCCACGGTTCCTGCGCCGACCGTTGCGGTCGTAAACGTTCCAGCCGCCGCCGACGCGCCGCCAATCACCGCGCCGTCGATGGTGCCGCCATTGATGTCAATGGTTGTGACCGAGCCGCCATTCGATACGGTTGCGCCGGTGAAATTGATCGTGCCGGAGGCCGTCAGATTGGTGAAGGTAGCGGCGCCAGCAGATGCACCGCCGATCGTCACACCGTCGACCGTTCCGCCGTTGATGTCGGCGGTCGTTACCGAGCCCAGGTTGCTCACGGTAGCGCCGGTGAAATTGACAGTGCCAGATGCGGTGAGGTTGGTAAACGTGCCAGCCCCTGCAGCCGCGCCGCCAATGGTGACGCCATCCACCGTTCCGCCGTTGATGTCGATCGTCGTGACCGAACCGCCGTTTGAGACCGTTGCGCCGGTCAGGTTGACTGTTCCGGTGGCCGTGAGATTGGTCGTGTTGATGGTTGTTGCGGTCAACGTGCCGAAAGCATTGGCCTTCTGCAGCTGAAAGCGCGTGCCGTCGTACACGATCACCGCGACCTGGCCGCTGACGATGTCGCCGGCAATCAGCGCCGTGGAACCGTCGCGGGTCACCGCCTTGGCGCCAAGCGCATCGATGTTCATCGTCACGGCGCCGGTGTTGGTGCCGGAGGCAACAAACCAGTACATCGCGCCCGTCGAGTACGCGGTCAGCGTCGGGGACATCGAGCCGGTGATGGTGTCGATGCCGCTGACGGAAACCAGCGAAGCCACATTTCCCTGCACCTGCGCCAGGTTGACGCTGTCGGTGCCTGCGGTGCCCGCCGCCACGCCCGTGAACTTGTTGTTGCCCATCGGAATGTTGGCAGTCGCCGTGGTCTGGCCGTCCTTGGTCATGGCCGTGGACAGGCCGGTCGCGAGGTCGGCGGTCAGGGCGTTGAACGCGGCGGCGGTGATGACCGTACCAGCGACGACTGGCTGGCCGGCGCTGTTGATCTGAAAGGTGCCGGAACCGTTATAGCTCATGGAGAAATCCCCTGCTGCAGGATGTTGATGAGCGCCGGGATGTTGCCCCGAGGCTGAGACGCGGAAGGCGTAGTGGCCGCGCGACCGCCGGAAAGGATGATGTCCATCAGACGCTGCGCCTTCTCGCGCTCCATCTGGTCGGCGGCGCGCTTGGAGAGGTAGCCGACAGCGGGAACTGCAACCGCGCCAGCGGGGCCAAGAACTGCAGCGCCGCCGCCGCCGCTGAGAATGCCGCTGACGACGCCGGTCGGCGCGGCCTTTCCAAACAAGCGCAGGGTGTTCTGGATAAGGTCGCCTTCGACCGCACTCTTCAACGCCTTCATTTCATCGGGCGTGAAGCCGCGCGTGGCCTCCTTGTTTAGCATCACCGACTTGAGGGCCTGGCGCATGGTGTTTTCGAGGTTCGCGCCAGATCCCGCCGTAGCGGCGTTGGCTTGCGCGCGCTCAATGGCATCGGCGATCTCGCCGTGCTTCATCAGGCGCGACCACGCCGCCCTAGCCTCGGAGATCATCTTCGACGCAGTTGCAACATCGGTCTTGATGCCTGCCGCCTGCGCAACCGGGCCTGCGATCACATCGTTGTCGAAGATCGACGTCCCGACGCGCGGGGATTTCACCAGATCATCGATGGCGTTGACGATCTTGCGGGCCGCGACGCGATCCGACTCGTTCATCGGGCCGCCGACTTTCAAGGCCTGCTTGCGGATGTTCTCCAGCTCCTTGAACGCGAAAACGTTGTCCTGGATGCGGTCAATTTCCTTCAGGACGTTCGCGGTGCCGGGCTGGTTGCCGGGGTTGTAGCCGAAGTCCGACAGCTGCTCTGCGATGTCCTCGCGAAGGCGCTTGGCAGCACCGGGCGTGAAGATCACGCCAGCCTCGTCGGCGGCCTTGTAGGCGCGCTGCGCTGCCTGCTTCGTTTCCTCGGCGGTCGGAACGCCCGGCGCGGGCGCGACGGTGCCGAATGTGCGGCGCGCAAGCCCGGACACGGCTGCCGGGACGGCCGCACCAGCAAGCCCGCCAGCGACCCCGGCGACGGCCTTCGCAGTGGGGCTCGCTTCTGGCCCCACAACCTCCTGCGCCGCCTGCGATCCCGCGCCACCCGTGGCACCCATGACCGCCTGCTGCACGGGCGCGGCCTGCAGGACATCGGCCAGCCGCTGCCCGGCGGCCCCGGCCTGCTGCCGCACGACGCCGCCGAGGCCATACCCGGTCGGCAGCGCAGCCGCGCCTTGGATCGCCGCGCCCATGATGCGCTCGCCCGCGTCGCGGGGCTCGGGCAGGCCGACTGCGGTCGCGGCCTCGGAGACCTGCTGGGCGGCGGGCTTGGCGCGCATCCACCCGAGACCTGGCACGTTCGACAGAAGGTTCTGCGGAATGGCGGCGACGTCGTAGACGAGCCCAGGAAGCCCTAGGAGCCCCTGAGCCGTCGCCCGGGTGCCGAGGCCCAGCTGCTCCATGTTCGTGCGCGGAGCGGGCGCCTGCGGGGCCTGCGGGGCCGCCTGCGGGGTGGCTGGAGGCTGGGAGGCCGGCTGTGCGCCAGCGCGAGCCTCAAGCTCGGCTAGGCGCCGAAGGGCCAGCAGTTCCTCGCGATCGCTCATCGTTGAGCCCTCGGGAACCGCGCGCGCAGGGCCTCAAGCTCGCGCTGTTCCTCGGGCGTCAGGCCTGCACCAGCACCCGCTGGCTGCTGCCCCGGCGCGGCCCCAGGAGCCTGCGGCGCGGCGGGGCGCTGCGGGGCTGCGGGAGGCGTCGGCGCGGCGGGCTGGCCGCCGG